CTCATCTGCTCGTCGCGCTTCCGTCCGAATGGGTTTGCTTGTGTCATTTGCCCTCCCTGTCTTTGTAGGTTTGAATGCGGTCAATCTTGGAGCATACCAGCGCGATGCTGCCGCAGTCCTTGAGCAACGTTGGCGCGTATTGGCCGCGAGAGTTGTCGTTGATGTAAATCAGGTAATCACGCCAATCCTCCGCGCTCATGTCTGGCTTGCGCTTGAGCATCGTCTTGAGTTGAGCGTTGTCGGCAGCGTTAGGGCGGTCGTATTGCACGCCGGCGGATTCGATGAACTCGCGGAAGATTGAGACGAACTCTTCGCGCCTTGGGTCTGGCGCTTCTGGCTTGGGCTTCTTGGCTTTCAAAACTTTCTCAACGGAAGGAGGCATAGCCGATTCCGTTAATAAAGTAATAGGAGAAGGAGAGGGAGAGGGAGAGTTCGTTACGGCTTCGCTTGTTGCTTCGTTGCTCGGCTCGTTCGCTGCTTCGTTGCCGCTTCGTTGTGCAGCCATGCGCTTTCCCCACTCAGAATCTCCACAACGCTTTGCTGCTGAGGCCTTTCCGCCGTTTGAGCTCTTCGTTTTGAACTCTTTATTGATCGTTCGCACAGATTCCATGCGGATGTTGCGAAGTTTCCCATCTTCACAAATTGAGAACTTTTCAGCAACCACGTAACGAACCGCCGCTTCGTTGTGTGCTTCGTTGTTGGTTCGTGTGATTGCGAAGAGTCGGCGCTCATCGTTTGGGATTTCGCCCGCGCTCCACTGGTGACAAAGGAGCATGATATATGCGCCCACTTCCGTCGTGGTCATGGTGGTTGTGCCGCCGATAAAGTCGTCGGCGTAGAATTGGAATGCTGGCGGTTTCACTGCGCGTCCCCCTTCTCCAACTCTGCGAGAGCGCCGCTAAGGAAGTCAATCATGGCCGCGATTCGGTCGCGTGAAATGAAGATAACGGCATCATCTTCTGGATAATTTCCCTCCGTGATATCTACCCCATCGCCTACGGGGTCGAGAGATAGCGTGATTCTGTTCTGTTGAATGAATGTATGAGTCATAAGCAAAGGGCGCTCCCCACACAACCAGCGGTCGAAAGCCGGGAGACACGGCAACGCTGGCAGGTGGGGAGCATTTGGTTTCTTTGCATAGTCTCTCGCCGTTTCGACGCGGCATCTGGCTACTGCGTCAAATCGGCTGGCGTTGCAATGGTTGCATTCTCTGGCTTCGGCAGCGCGCATTTGACGCACGCTGCCAGCAGTCCAGTTCCGGCGTTGATGATGATTTTGCCTGCGCCAAGGCAGTGCGGGCAGGTCTTGTGAGTGTTCATGTGGTGCGATGTTATTAGTTAGATCACCACGGGATTTCTCCGCCGTCATCATCCTGCACTGGAGCCGCATACGTCACCTTGCGCGGTGCCGTCGCTTGATTCATTGGCGCGCCTTGTGACTCTGACGGGAAATGGAACGTTTCAACATTGCCCAGGATTGGCGTCCTGATGCCCTCTGCGCGCTCCTCTTTCGTTGCTGGCTCTGCGACTCGGTGAGTCTTGCCGAATCGGTCAATACCATCCTTATTCTCGCTCATCTCAAGGTTGAGGTAGAGTTTGCCGTTGGCGTGGCGCTGGATGCGCGAAGCGTCGAGGTCGATGACGAGGCAATCTTTGCCCGTTTTGCTGGTTAGACGTTGCGCGCCTTGGATGGCGAGCGCGTTGATTGAGATGTTGTATTTAGGCATTGTCGTTTTTGTGTTTGTGGTGATTATTCCATTCCGCCGAAATCCTCGAAAGGTGGTTCTGGTTCGTGTTCGATGAACTTGATCGGCTTGCCGCAGTGATGGCAAAACTTGTATCCCTGATCAAATGGCGGCGCGTAGTCAAAGCACATGCACTGCTTGCATGATGTGTCCCAGTTGCCGTCGTTGTCTTGCTTCCAGTCGCACGGATTTCGGTTGCCGCTTGAGTTCTTAACAAGTTCCGCCATCAGCGTCTTTTGACGGTCAATCAGGCGTTCGTTGAGTTCTGCGATGTCTGCGTGGAGTTGGTCTTTGTCTTTGAGGTGGGCGATGGTTGCTTGCTCCCAGTTGTGGGCGCGATTGTTGGCGTGGGTGAGTTCAGTTTCGAGGGTGCGGGCGAAGTCGGGATCACACCGCTCAAAGTCCTCACGGCATTCCATGTGCTTGTCTGTTTGTGGTGTTGGAGTGTTCATACCGTTTCCTCTGTTATCGTGATTTCAATTCGTGGGTTTCTACTGTCCTTTTCAAAGACCGGTCTTTCCGGCCAAAGTCCTTTATCGTTGGCAATGATTCCGCTATCTGCGATGCCATCACAGACGCTTTTCAGGCTTGCCATGAAGTTGTCCGCATCACGCGAGCGGTTGGTTTTGAAGAAGGCTTTCACCTCCAGCTTGGCTTTAATCCATCCCGGCGGTTTACGCAGGTTCCACGCTTCAATTGCGGCGAAATATGCCGCCCTGCGTGATGCCTTCGTGAGCTTCGCTTTCTCGGCCCAATGCGTGCGAGCGTTGGGTGAGAGTTTGGGCGATGGTAGCGGCAATGTGATGGTGATTGAGTTCATGCGAATAGCGCCAGATCGGTTTGTGACTTCGCGTTTTTCAGGTTCTCGCAATCCTGCTTGAAGTAACTCTCTTTGAGTTCCGACCCTACAAACTGACGGTCGAGTTCCAGCGCTCCAACGCCTTCACTGCCGATGCCCGTGAATGGCGAAAACACGACATCACCCTCATTACTCCATAGCGTGATTGCGCGCTCGATAACGTCGAGCTGTAGCGGGCAAATGTGCCGCTCGTCCTTGTGATCTCGCGCCCCGTTGCGGTTCAGAACGCGGCCTTGGTCAACCGTCATCCAAACAGGCGATGCGACTTCCTGCCACCAATCAACCGGATAGCGCGCCGGATCTTTGGTGACTGGCTTTGGATTCTCGCCGGGAGCGCGAAAGACGAGCAGGTAATCAGCGCAACCAACGCGGGAATCGCAGGAGTCGGCTTTCAGCGTCTTGTAAAGCAGTCCGTGCGCCTTCGTGCGTTGCATCTCGGTCACTGGACTTTTCCAGATGCAGATGCGCGAATGGAAAAGGAATCCATGCCGCCAGAAAGCGCGGATGATTTCGCCGCTGAAGTCTTGGAATTGAATCGCGCCGTGTTTCCATTTCGTTGCCAGCAAATCAACGCAATGCACCGCAACCTCGCGCCCTGGAACCATGATGCGTTTCATCTCCGCAATCAGGAGTTCAAAATGCTTCGTGAACTCATCCATGTCCGAGCAGTTGCCCATGTCTTGCAGGTCGTCGGAGTAGGTGAACAAGTCCGCGAACGGCGGAGAGAACACGCTGAAATCAATGGAGTGATCCGGCATCGATCGCGCCACTCGGACACAATCGCCGTGATGAACTGTCCAGTTTTTCCCTGTCGCTGTGGTGATGTCCTCTTTCATGTGTGTGAGTTTCTGCGTGTTCTCTTTGAATGCCTCTGATGCCATTTTCATTTGCTCTTGCATGTTGCGGTGTTGTTCGATCTTGCGTTTGATGGTTTGAAGAATTGCGCCCTCAGTTGCCGCTTGCACGACAAGCGCATTAACCGGCTTGGTTTGTCCAAAGCGATACGAGCGCCGTAACGCTTGATAGAAGTCCTCGAATGAGTAGTTGAGGCCAACGAATGCGACGTTGCTGCAATGCTGCCAATTCATCCCGTAGCCAAAGATTCCAGACTTGGAAATCAGCACACGAACCGCGCCAGAAACGAAGTCATCAGCGGCTTTCTCCTTCTTCTTCGCGGTGTCGCTTCCGCGAATCTCGACGGCATCAGGAATGGCTTTCGCGAGTTGTTCAGCCTCGTCATTCGTGTTGCACCAAACAACCCACGACTCGCTTGATGCGTTCACTTCCGTTGCAACCCTTGCAACTCTCGCCGGCGAAGTAAGACGCATCTCCTTATGCATGGTCGTTGCTGAGAGTGTGGCATGGCGGAATAACTGGTCATCGCTGCCGGTTGTCTCATCCACTTCCACGATCTCGGTGCGCAGATTCTCAGCGTGTTTCTTCAAGCGCCAATCGCCCGTGTTGAACGTGTCATTGATGAAGAATGTGGCGAGCATTTGAGCGGGAGAGCACACGCCGAGGAAATCAGCGTGTTGCCCGAACTCGGTATAATCGTTTGGCGATGGCGTAGCCGTGCAGCAAAGCCGATATGGAGTGTCTTTGAACCGATCAGTCAGAGCGCGGCGCGTCTTGCCTGTGAAGTTTTTCAGGATGCTTGATTCATCGAGAACAACGCCCGCAAGATCGACATCCGCGAAGTGCTCTAGCTTGTCGTAATTCGTGATGTAGA